TAGATCCGGCGCAGCGTTTCGCTTGTCAGCCAATACTTGCCCGGCAGCGCGGCACCCGACATCTCGATCACGCCCGCGGCAATATCGAAATTATGGTAGACGAGGCCAGCAATCAGCTTGTTATCCTCAATAACTCCGATCGCCTTCGATGCCTTGGGAAAGCCACGATCGCGCACGGACGGGATCAGCACCGCCACGAAGTCGGCGACCAGCTGGTCATGTCCGTAGACGTAGTCAAGCACCCGGCTGTCCTCCAGATCGATCTGTGGCGTCGGCCGCCATCGCCCTGACCGCGTTCATCTCGGCGGGCGACATTGTCTTGGGGAACGGGCTGGGCACCGCGCGCATCAGATCGCACACGCCAAACGGACTGATGGTGCCCATCACCGCCGAACAGCTGCCGGGGGTTCGATAGAACCTGCAGATGCCGCAGTGATCGATCGGATCGCCCTTGCCGTAATTGGCCTCGGCCTGCGTATGTTTGCCTGTCACCATCCGATGCCTCCCCCGCCGACGCCGTCACCCGGACCGGGTCCGGCGGAGTCTCCTGCTGTACCAGCGGTTCCGTCGCCAGCCGCTGCCCCTACTGCGCCAGCCACACCGCCACCGATGCTTCCGGCCTCGCCTGATTGTCCAGACGGCCCGTCCGCCGTGCCACCGAAGCCTACGGCGACACCTCCATCGGCGCCGGGGCCGACGCTCTGACCTGCGCCGAGGCCAATACCTTCGCCTAAACCGCCGACTGACACACCGCCAACCGTGCCGTCGGCGTTGGTGGCGTCCCCAGTCTGGCCGAAGCCAATGCCGCTAAGGCCAATGCCGCTATCGGCGGTTTCTCCGGTAATGCCTGACGCGATACCGGGATCCGCCGCTGTCGATGCTTCTGCGTCGGCCGCCACCGACATCGCGTCGGCGATGGCCTGCGCATCGGTCACGGACATCGCCATGTTATTCGGTGTCAGCCCCGTAAGTCCCGTTACCTGACCAAGCGTCGAGGTCTGGTTTGGATCGCCGAAGTAGCCGTGTTGCAGGCCGGTATTGACGCCGGGCACGCCGGTTGGAGCGTTCAAGCCCAGACTGGCCGGTGACACGGCCGCTGCCGGTGCCGCGGTCGGTGCCGGACCAAGGCTGGTCGGTGCTGGCGTCCCGAGCGCGTCCATTGCCTGCTGCGCTTCCGCTTCCTGCGCCGCCGCGAGGTTCGCCGCTGCCTGCTGGCTGGCCTGCTGTCCAAGCTGCGACGCAGTCGGGCTGGCTGGCGGCGCCGGTGGCGCCGGTGGCGCTGGCGGTGCCACGTCAAGCCCGAGCGGTCCCTGCGGCGGGGCGAACGACATATTCTGGTTGTTCTGGTTGGTGACGCCTGTAATGGATGGCGCCGCAGCCAGATTAGCCGACTGCGTGGTGGTCGTCGTATTCGGCCCCGGTACGCCCTCTTGGGTCATGAAGCCTTGCTGCACGGCTTGGGCATTAGCTTCTGCCAATGCCGCCGCATCTTCTTCCGCCGTAGGTTCGCCTTTTTGCGGCGGTGTCGGAGCAGGCGGCGCTACTACACTCGGCTGGTTCACAGTGGCCGGATCTTCCGCATGTGTATCAGCGGGTGGCTGCGAATTGACATCGACCTCGTTCTCCACAGCCGGATCGACCACGCCGTGTTCTACTTCATCCTGCGTAAGAGCTGGCGGCGCCTTGGCCTCTGGCGGCGCCTGTGGCACCGCCGTTGGCGGTGCTGGTGTATCCTCCGGCGGTGCGGTGAACGGCACGGCCTGCGGCACGGCAGCCTGCTCCAGCGCCGTTGGCGTCGGGTTGTCCGGGTCGCCGTGGCCGAGCGAGGTATAGCCGCCGCCATAGCCGTTGATTTCCGCTTGCCTGACCAGTTCGCGCGCGATGGCGTCGCGCGTCGGCTTATCTGTCTCTCCCGCAGCCACCGGTGCGGCTGGCGCCGATGGGATAACCGGATTGGTGGAGGGAATGAAGCCCTGCCCGAACAGCCCGCCCATCGCCGCGCCGGTGTCGGTCGACGGCCGTGCGCGGTTGGTCGCGGTGCCGTACGGGCCGACGTCGGGAACAGACTGATAGGCGTATTGCACGCCTTTGCCGGGCGCGCGCGACTGCAGCGGCTGGCCGTTCTTGTCCAGTGTAGGCGGGGCTTGCGTTGGCGGCCCGTCGTAGGGAACGACATCGTTACGGGTAGGATCTCCGGTCCGGTTCGGATCCGGGAGCACCAGCGGGTAGTCCAGACCCTGATCATCGACAACGCCCGGCGTTCTGGTACGCATGTACGCGCCCGGAGGGTAAGGCGGATACCGCCCCATCAGGATGTCGGCCGGGTCGTAATAATTACCGTAGCTTCGCGCCATAGCTACCTCACACGTTGACGCCCGCGGCGTCGTAGGTCGCCGCGATCGAGATCAGTTCGACATTCGGTGGCGAGGTCTGCGCGATCGTCACCTGACAGATCGGCGCGTGCGAGAAACCGGTGTAGCCGATCGACACCCACATCGTGTTCTGCACCGTCGCTGTCGCAGGCGCTGGCTGATCCCACTGCGCGTATTGCAGCTTGTCCGCTGGCGACGGCGGTGTAGGACCGGGCGGCGTCGGACCGGCGTCCGGCCCCCACAGCCCCTGATCCCAGACGTCGAGCGGGCCGGGGTCCGGCGCTGCCGACGGCGGCGGCGGGATCACGATCACATAGTCGGTCGTCGCACTGAGCTGCGGCTGGAACGGCTCGCCAGCGCGGGCGCTGAACGAGGCGCGCGCCTGCCGCCACACGATCGTCGCCGACTGCGAGGAGAACATCTCCCAGCCGCCCACCATGGTGCAGACATAGGGCGTGCCGTCGTCGGTGCCGGTGCGCTCGAACTGGATGACCTTGCCACCCTGCGTACCAAAGAACGCGTCAGCACGAAGCCTGCCGAAACACATCACGTCCAGCCCGGTGTAGCGCGCCCACGCGCCGGTCGAGACATTGACCGCACCCATGGTGTAGCTGCCGGGAATGCCGCCGGGCCAAGTAACGAATAGCCCGCCGAACTCGTCCCATTTCATCATCGTCCACGGCAGCGCGCGCTTGGCATTGACCTCGTCGCGCCACATCCGCTTGATGGCAAGCGTGATGGCGGCGAGTTCGAGCTGCGCGGTGTCTTTGGTAATGGACGCGCTGATCGGGATGATGCCGTCCACCGTCGCGATCAGCACATCGCCGCCGATCGCCTGATGCGCGTTCATGCCGAGCGGGAAGCTGGTGGCGTATCTGCCCTCCTGTCGCCAGTTCGCCGCTGTCGAGGGGTCCGAGCCGGTAAATATCAGCAGCTCGCCTTGGTCGGTCATGAACACGCACTTGTCGTCAATGCCGTCGCCTGCGTCGATGCTCCAAGTGAAGCCGCAGAGCAGCTTGCCACCTTTCGTCGCTGCTCCGGCAAGCGGGATCATCAGCAATTGCCCGCCGACCGCGTTGGTCGGCAGGTACCACGCATTCATGCCGCCACCTTCAATGAAGAAGTAGCGGCCGCGGTATTTCCAGACGTAGGTCAGGTTGTGGCCACTGACGACGGAGGATCCCGCAGGCCCGGTGATCCAGCCGGAGCCATCGGATGCAGTATCCGGCACCCAGAAGGTCGGATGAGCAATACGATCCGCTTGGAAGGTGCCGGTCGCGGCACTGGTGTGTGCCACCGCGCATTTCCAGTAAGAACGGTCGGTAGCGTCCATCGCGCGAGCATTGATCGCGTAGACGGCACCGTTCGCCCACGCCGTCGGTGCGGTTCCGTCCAGTGTCGCCCATGACGTGCCGTTAAATCTGAGCGGATAATCGCCCGCGTCGTTCAGCACCAGCATCCAGTAACCGCCTTGATTGGCGAGCGAGGACGCGACGTAGTTCCCGGAGTTCTGTCCTGACTTTACCAGAACAGGAACAGACGCGGTGACGTCGTACAGCTTGGTGGCGTTACCCGCGTACATGAATTGCTGGTTGCCGCTGATGTAATTGAACATCGAGACGACAGGTGTCGTCTCGGGCAATTGTAACCACGTCTTGGTACCGCCGCGCAGCTTGAGGCTCTTTGTCGTCGGCAGCCAGTTGTCGAGCACCAGCGCGCCGCCGGGCTGCATGAAACTCTCGTTCTCATTCAGAATGAGACCTCGCGTCGGCGCTGGCAGCGTCACGGTCTGCAGCTGCTGCGCGACCTGAGCCGGTACCGCCTGCCGCCTGAAGCCTTGGTAGGCGGCGACGTTCATGTCGGCACCGGGAACGGATAGGCGGTGCGGACGCCACCGCCCATCGGACGTCGACCGATGATGATCGGCGCCGGGCTGTCATGTCCCATCGCGATCGACAGCGCGTCGGAATAGGTGCCCATATCTTCGGCGTAGCTGGTGCCCTTGTTCTGCTTCCACTGCCAGATCATGCCGAGCTTCAAAAGCCTCTCGTCGAGCCGGAAGCTGTCGGTGTCGGCCACGAAGCTGTCGCCATTGCCGCCGCTGGTGAGAGCGACACAGTTCTGTTCGAGGTAGGGAAAGTAGACGCTGGTGCCGAGCGCAAGCGTCGGTGCAATCAGCATCTTGCCGCCCATGATGGTCCACTCTCCGGCGGCGTCGTAGTAATTGCGCGCGCGGCGGTTCAGCCACTCGTCGGTGTCAGGCACGAACAGCATCGGGTACAGCGTCTGGGTCGATCGCCATACGCTCGACGTCAGCAGCATGCGCTGGTAGTCGGCCGGAAGATTGAACGAAGTCTTTACGCCGTCGCCGGTGAAGGTGTTCACCTTGCGAAACAGCGTCCAGTCTCGGGTGTCGTAGGCGATGCGCTGCGCCATCTCGTTGGCGAGAGCCAGCATCTCCTGCATGGTGCGGTTGGCGACGATGCTGGTGGTGACGGACGACGGCACGGCGACACCGACCACCGCGCAGACGTCCTTCACCACCGAAAGTAACGACATCCTATGCGACCTTGTCCGGCCGTGAGTTCTTGGCCATGCGTCTCAGAGCATTTCGGTTCAGCGCGCCGAGCGGCGCCTGACCTGTTTGTTCAGTGATGTACGCGCGCAGCTCGATCAGCGACATCTCGTCGAACTCGTCGTCGGTGGAGGCTTCAGCCTCCTGCCGCGCCTTCTTGATCTTCATGTCCTCCTCAAGAACCGCGTTGCGGGCCTTCAGCGCCGCCAGCTCCTCGACCATCTGCCTGTTTGGTGCGGAGGCGCGGCCCTCCTCGATGAAGGCCTCGGCGGCGTTCTTCATTTCCCTGCCGCCGGGTCCGAGGTTCTTCAGCTCGGCGCCTTCGACCGCGGCGAGCTGTTCGATGGTGTAGATGTTCTGCGCCTTCAGCTCGGAGCGGCGGCCTTCAGACAGGAACAGCGCGAAGTCGAGCGGCGTGCCGGTCTTGGTCTGCGATGCTTTCGCTTTGAATTGCCGGTACTGATGGCTGAAGCGTTCGGCGTAGCTCTGCTTGGTCTGCTCGCCGGTCATGGGATCGTCGATCCAGCGCGCGAACGCATTGGCCGGAAACACTTTTACGTCCTTGCTGCCGGGCGCGCGGATCTCGCAGATCTCCTGATCGTCGAAGATCGGCCGACCTTCGGCCAGCGACTTCGCCTTGTTTTCGGTTGCTAGATGCTTGAACAGAACGACGAGCAGATCATCAGGGTCTTGAACGGGCATGGGTGGTCCTTCCTTCTCGGTTGAAACGGTCCGGGCCGCCTTCGTGGAAGGAAGGCAGAATGACCTACACGTCAGCGGCCCGGTGTACTCGGTTCGCCTGTCAGCTGTTCGGCTTGCTCAGGCGGCCGGGTTGCTGTCGTACATGCGCCAGTTGAACAGCGGATTGGTCATCGTGAGTTCACCCATCCAGCCAATAAATTGCGCGATCGCATCTTTATCAATTGGCATCTGACCTTCGCCGTCGAACAGTTTGTCGAAGTTGCGCGCGCTGTTGTAGCGAAGCCGTAGCGTGTCGGTATTGATGCCGAACGTGGTATTGGCGGGCATGTTGCTGCCAATGCCACCATCGAGCACGATCTCGGCGCGCTTGCCGCCGCCGATATATTCGAGGGCGCTGAAGCCGAGCTTGCCGAGCGAGGTTTCGTTCTGTTGCCGCTGGATGGCAACGGTCGCGGCGTCATATGCCGCATAGTGCTCCGGCGACATAAGGAGAAGATCCGCGTAGTCGCGGCCGCGGCTGCGCTGCGTCATGACGTAGTTCAGCATCGGGCGGATCGTGGTCGACGACACCTGCGTGCTTCCAGATAGGAAGCTGTTGGCGTCGAAAGTCGCGGTGCGCCAGATCAAAGCCGAGCCGCGATCGATGCCGCCATAGACGCCGGTCGTGTTCGCGATCGGGATCGCGGTGGCGAGCCCGGTAATCTGTTTGTTGCCGTTGGCGGTGCCGTCCGAGTAGATGCCTTGATCCATCGCATCTTCCAGCGCCTTCTCCGCCGCGGAGATGTAGCTCTCGTAGACGTCCATCAGCTGGTTGTCGCCTTGGTTGTTGAGGATCTCCTGATAGCTCAGGATGATCGGGATCACGACCATCTTCGGATCGAAGAACGCGTCGTTAAAAAGATCGATCGCGGGGTTCAGCAGCTGATCGTAGCCGGAGTACCACTGCGCGGATTGCTTTCCGATCTGCAGGGTCTGGCGGATCTTCGGACCTGAGTAGGTCTGCCAAAGTCCCTTCCTTCTCATGACCGCGAGCAGCGCGTTGTTGTTGCTCACGAGATCTTCGTAGCCGGACGATCGATCCTCGATCGCCATCGACAGGATCTGTTGATAGGCGGCATTACTGGTGACGTTGGGCATGGTGTTGGTTGCTCCAAAGGGTTCAGATCTGGCCGTTCAAACGCGCGATCGCGTTCGCAACAGCTGCGCGAGGGGTTGGACTGGCCGTCCGCGGTCGCCTCGAAGTCCCGTTGGCCGGGCCTATCTCGTGGGTGCCGTGGATCGAACGATCCGGTTCTCGGGTCTGAGCCGATGTGGAGCGGGTCTGAGCCGCGTGTGTGGCCGGGTAGAGACGTTCTGCCCGCCGGTAGGCCGTTTCGAGATCGAAACCGAGCTTCAGTTCCTGCTCGATCGCAGTCCCGAGTTCGTCAAAGCGCGGATGGCTATCAGCGAAAACATCGATGGCGGACCGGGTCTGGACGAACTGCTGCTGAGTATGCATCTGCTGCACGGTCTGGCGCAAGCCTTGGATCTCCTGATGCAGGGCGCCAATCTGGTGGCTGGCCGCCTGCTGCTGGTTGCCCATCTGCAGCTGGCGGAGCTGGTCCGGGCTTTGTGACAGCACATGGTAGGCGATGTCGCGCAGCCCGATCTTCTGGCCGTCAGGGGTGCGCAGGTTCAGATTGTTGACGATGACGTCCAGACCCGCGACCGGGTCCGCGCGCAGCTTCTGCTCCATGCCGACGTAATTGGTCAGCGCCTGCTGCAGCGTGGTGCCTTGGTCCGACGCCATCTTGTGGAAGTGCCGGATCTTGGTCATCTCGTCGAAGTCGCCTTTATATACGCGGTACGCCTTGACGAACTCCTCCTGCATCCGGCCGACGTCGCCGCGCACGCTCTCTGGCGTGCCGTGCCAGTCGGCCTTGGCCTGCTCGCTCATCCGCTGCGGCGGCACCGCGTAGGGCGCGTTCGGCGCCAGTTTGCGGACCGGCTGTCCCGGTTGCGCGGGCTGCGCAACATTTTGCGCGCCTTGCGTTGCGGCTGGCGCCGTGCGCGGCGCGAACCGGCCGCGGTCGCGCGGTTGCGCCGCGGACGGCACCGCAGCTTCCGCCTGCGGCCGCTTGCGGAGATTGAGGGCTTCCGGTTTAGTCTCCTCCGGCGGCTGGTTGTGGCCAGCCTTGGCCTCGGCGACTGGTGCGGTCCGCTGCGCGGGCCGCTCGCCCTTCGGCGGCGGGACATTGGCGCGGTCGAAGGCGCGCTGGATGGCCGCCCTGCGGCCCTCCGCCGCGTCCGGCGGGGTTTGCGGGGTCTGCGGGCCAACCGGGTTGGGCGAGTTGACCGGGTTCTGGTTGATCGGCACCTCGGTACGAGCCGGGGGGTTAGGCTGCGTCTGTGCGGGTAAGGGTGCCGCAGGCGTAACTGTCGTGTCAGACATGATTTTTTCCTTCTGTTACGGCCTGTTGGGCCGTTTCATTTATTTCATTTAACCCGCACGGACGCGCTCGATCGCCTTCTTAAGTGAAACGCGGCGCGCCTCCTTGGCCTCACGGGTCTGGGACGGTCGTGTGGTCCGCGGTTTTGGCTTCTCGTTGCCGACCTCAATTAATCCGTTGGCCTTGCCCACCGCGCGGAACTCGCGCTTGGAGGTATAGAAGCGGCCGTCGACCTGCTCGGTCTCTGGCATGATGTCGCTGATCACGTAGGGCATCGGCAAATCGGCACGCAAATACGCATGCGTGTTTGCGCGCTTGACACGCCACTTTCCCGGCTCGATCTCGACCAGCTCGACCGTCATTTCGGGTGCTTGTCCCCGTTGGTG